CTCAGCCGTGTGCTGGTGATCAAGGACGCGAATTACCCGTGGCTGCTGCTGGTGCCGCGCCGGCCGAACGTCTCGGAGATCATCGATCTCGAAGAGATCGAGCAGGCCCAGCTGATGACGGAGATTTCCCGTGTCTCTTGAAGCCCTTGCAGTTATCAAGGGCAAAGACGCCACTGGCGGCGCCTTTGACGCGGTCGCGCAGAAGATCGGCCGCATCACGCGCGCCGCCAACGCGCTCAATCGCGACATTCAGAAGCAAATGAACCTTGCGGCCGCGGCCGACAAGCATGCGGCGCAGGCCGAGCGCACCGTGTCGCGGCTCGGCCGGGCAGGGCAGATCGCCGCCGGCGCCGCGGCGAGCTACGGCGCCGGCCATGCCGTTGCGGCCGTCGCGCACCGCGCCGCCGAGGTGAGTGCCGACCGCGCGCACGAAAAGGTGCGCATGGCGGCCTCTGGCATGTCCGAGCATGAGATCGCCGAGGCCGATGAACTTGCCGCCGCCACCTCGAAAAAATATCCGGCGCTGTCGCAAACCAGCCTTATGCACATGGCGCGCAACGTGCGCTCAATCGTCGGGTCGTACGAGGAAGCGACGAAGGTGCTTGATCCTCTGGCGCAATTGAAGGTGGTCGCGCTAGGCGCGCATCCGGAAAAAGCCGAAGAAATCGAGCACGATTTTGATCAGTTGACGAAGGGTATGGAAATCAAGGGTGTTACTCAGAACGAGGAACACTTCAAGCACTACATGCAAGGCATGGCGAAGGCCGTCAACGTGTTCGGCGATACGCTGCGCCCGACTGATTACTATGAAATGTTCAAATACGGTCGGCAGGCGACGAATCCGCTCAGTGATAAATTCATGCTCGAAACGGCGCCGACCTTCGCGCAGGAAATGGGCGGCAGCTCGACGGGTAAGGCTCTATCGACTTTCTACGGCACCGTGATCGGCGGCAAGATGAAGGACGTTGCGGCGAAGGAATTTGTTCGCCTCGGACTCGCCGATAACAGCAAGATCGTTCGCACCAAGACCGGCGCAGTCAAAGGGTTGCTGCCGAACGGCATTTCGCAAGGCCAATTGGCGGCGAGCGATCCTTATGCGTGGGTCAATGATGTGATGTTGCCGGCGATGGCGCGCAAGGGCATCACCGATCCGAAGAAAATTCAAGACGAGATTGCGGTCATGTTCCGCGACTCAACGGCCGCGCAATTGGTGAGTATCCTTGCGTCGCAGCAAGCGCGCATCGAAAAGGATTGGAAGTTGGTGCACGAGGCCAAGGGGCTTGACGCGTCCGACGACTACTTGCGACGCGATCCCAAAGTGCAAATGAAGGCGGTCGGCGCACAAGCCGACAACATTCTGAGCAACACCACGGCGCCGTTGATGCCGGCGGTGACGGGCGGCCTCAACTGGCTCGTGAGCGGCGAAAGCTGGCTTGCCGAGCACGCCAAGGAAAAGCCGGGACATACGGCAACCGCCGGCGCCTGGCTCGGCGGCTTGTCGAGCGCGCTTAGTTACGATGCCGGCATGTCGACGTTGGCGCACCTGTTCGGCAAAGGTGGCACGAGTTGGGTGTTGTCTAAGACGATGGCGGCGCTCGCGCCGATGCTGGCTATCACGCAACTCGCCAGCGATGTTGTCAGCGACGACGATATTCGGCGGCTCAAGGAATACGAAGCCGGGCCGCGCTCGCGTTTCGATCGGCTCGACAAGATCGACGACGAGGCGGCCGGCGATCGCGCGACGTTCCGTGAAGGCTCTTGGCTCGGTGAAGCACAGCGGCAACGCCGCGCGGCTCGCGACGCCGAGCGGGCGCGCGTCGAAACCGAGCTTGAAGGTTTCGGCTACAACCCGGCGGTGACGGCGGGCCGCTGGCGCGGGCCGCAAACGCAATGGTCGGTCGACGATATCCGGGCGGTCGCAGGCGGCGGCGCGCCTGGTGCCGGCAACGGCGAGCCGGTCAAGGCCGTCGTCGAGGGCAATGCGACGCTCGAGACTCGGGTGACGATCAATCCGTCGCCGAGCTTCCTCGCGCAGATCGAACAGAAGGTGACGAACGCCATCAACGCGTTCCGATCGAGCGGCGTCACCGCATCGGGATCGACCGGCTCAACCGGCCGCTCGTCACCAGACGCCGCGCCCGCCCCTTAAACCACCCCGCGCCGGCCTAGCCGGCACCGCCCATGCGTTCGTTCGCGCATGGGCGCTAGCTCACCACGTTGGACGTATTCACGCGCCGCGCCAGCGGCTGCGGAGCGAGGGGTTGCGATGGATTGTCGGGATTGGCTGTCGACGCTGTGGCCGGCGTCGTTCAAGGGGGTTCCGTTCTATTTTGAGCAAGACAAAGAGGAGGGCGGCCGCGACTTGGTGGTGCACGTGTTCCCCAATCGTGACGATCCGTTCGTCGAGGATATGGGCGAGGCGCCGCGCACCTTCGCCGGTTCCGCCTATGTGCACGGCGACGACGCCGACCAATGGGCCGCCACGCTGAAATCGGCGCTGGCGTCCCGCGGCGCCGGCGTGCTGGTGGTGCCGTACTTTGGGCCGGTGACGGTGCATTGCCAGACCTTTGAACGCGCAACGGCGCGCGATCAAATGGGTTACGTCGCCTTCGAAATCAAATTCGTGCGCAAGGGCGCGGCCTCGGCGATCGTCTCCGTGCCGCTGTTGCAAACCGTCGCCTTCGCGGCCGCTGATAATGTGGCAGCGGAGTCCGCCGGGGTGCTGTCGCGCAGCGTCGCGCTCGTCAATCAACCTGATTACGTGGTGGCGGCCGCGAGCACTCCGCTCGCGAACGCCGCGGCGATGCTCGACGTGCTGCGGCAGAGTTATCCGACCGATCCGGCGGTGTCCGCCAAAGTCCGAGACGATGTTGTGAGGCTACTCGGGCAGATCGACGACGCGTTTGCCTCGGGGGCTGCGTCCGATGTGGCAGCCGCGGCGTCTAACTATGTCGGCACCGTCCGCGCGCTCGCCGATGCGATGCCGGCGGCGAGCGCAGTGCGGGCAATGTCCGATATGGTGGAGTCCTTCACCGTCGCGCCGCCTACGAACTATTTGTCGGCGTCGCAAGCCGCGGCCGCCGCCAACGAAGCGGCGGCAAGCCGTATGGTCCGCCTCGCTGCGCTCACGGCCTATGCCGAGGCGGTGCTCCGCACCGTCTTTGTTGCACGGCCCGATGGGGTGACGGCGCGCGGTGAGGTGGCGGAGCGGTTCGAGTCCGAACTACTCGAAACCTACGGCGCGGCCGATGCCGCGCTTTACGTGGCAATCGAACGGCTTCGCGGCAGTGTGATCGAGTGGCTATCGCAAACTATCGCCAACCTCGCATCCGTCGTCACGGTCGAAAGCGTCAATATCCGCCCGTCGCTCGCCTTGGCTTGGATACTTTACGCCGATGCCAGCCGCGCGCCCGAGTTGGTCGCGCGCAATCGTGTCCGACATCCATCGTTCATGCCGCGCGAAATCGAGGCGCTATCGAGGTAATCCCGCATGGATATTTCGACGCTGTTCGCGCTCGGCTATGGCAGCGGCGGACAAAGCCCGACCGTTACCGTCGAGGCCGGCGGTCGGCTTTGGACGGCCTGGCGCCGCGTGACGGTGCGGGCCGCATTCACTGAGGCGGCGCGCTCGTTTCAAATCGAAGCTGCGGCCGAGCCTGGCGGTAGCGCCACGGCTTGGACCTTCAAGGCCGGGACCGAAGTCGCGATCTATTTCGATGAGGAACTAGTCTGCCGCGGTTATGTCGACCGATATCAACCGCGGATCAGCGAACATAACACCGCCGAGGTGACGATCTCGGGCCGCTCCAAGTCGCAAGACTTCATCGATAGTTCGGCGGTGCACGATACCGGCCAGTTCAAGAACAAGACACCTCAAGAGATCGCCGCCGAGCTTGACAAGTTCGGTGTCGGCGTCTCGACCGACGAGCAACTTGATAAGGTGCCGGTTTATCGCATTACGCCGGGTGAAACGGCGTTCCGGTGCCTTGAAAAGTTATGCCGCGAGCAAGGTGTTTTCCCGGTCGGCGAGGCCGACGGCTCGATCCTGATTACCAAAGCCGGCAAGTTCACACATGCCGGCGGGATCATCGAAGGCGACAACATGAAGGCCGGCGACGCCGATCACAATGCGAGCGGCCGCCATTCCGACGTGATCGTGCGCGGTCAACGGCCCTACGGCCACGGCGAGGATGCGTTGCAAATCGAGGGTATGGCGCGCGACGCCGAGGTGGGCCGGTATCGGCCGGTGATCGTCATTCACGACGGCGACACGGACAAGAAGCGGGCCAAGAAGCGGGCCGCGACGCGGCGTGATCGCGAGGCCGGAAACGCGCTCAAGGCGAACGCGACGGTGCAGGGCTTCAAAGACAAGGGCGGCAAGGTCTGGAAACCTGGCGCGCTGGTGTTTCTCGGCAGTCCGTTTCTCGACGTGCAGCAAAACATGGCGATCGAGACGGCGGTGTATTCGCAGGATCGCAAAGACGGATCGTTGAGCGTGCTTTCGCTCGTCGATCCACGCGCGCTCGGCGGCAAGGCCAGCAAGGGCGGGAGTGCCGGGGCGGCGTGGTCAAGTGACGCCGGCAGCGAGGATTAGTTGAGTCATGTGGATTTGGTTTCCGGAGGGGCAAGAGGGCCTAATAGGCTCGCTGCGCCGCGCGACCGTTCAACGCGTCGACGACTCGGGCACGCAACAAATCCTCAAACAGATGACCGGCCTCAAGTCGGAGTCCTTTGAGGACGTCTATCGGCCGCAGATGCACGGCCTCTCGTCGCATCCGCCGAAGGGTTCGGAGGGCGTGTTTCTCGCGCTCGGCGGCCGATCGGATCGGTTGCTCGCGCTGGGTTTCGAGCACAAGGACTGCCGGCCTCGCGACCTGCCCGAGGGGAATGCGACGCTGTACGACGACAAGGGCAACGTGATCTGGGCTCGTGGCGACAAGGGTGTTTCGATCAACGCGAAGGCCGGCACGGTCGACGTTCTGTCGCAAAAGGACAAGGTCACGGTCAAGCCGGCGGATGGCAAATTCGTGTTCCTCGGCGGTGACGGCACTGACGGCACTTACGGATTTGTCGAAACCGACGCGGGTACATCGATCAACGTCAAGGCGAGGGTTGGTTGATGGCCGAGGTAGTTATCCGCAAAGCGGAGGGTTGCGCCGAGGAGTCGAACGTCGTTTGGGATTCGGTGTGGGTGCCGGAGCGAGGCGTTGCCGATTGGGCGATGGCGGATGCCGACGAGACGGCTAATCGCGGTGGCCTCCGGGCAAAGCAAGCGATCGCCACCGCGGTTGTCTTGTGCCTCTTTACCGACAAGCGAGTCGATCCGGATCACCCGCTCGCCTACCTAGCCGACGGCGATGTCGGCGGCTACTTCGGCGATAGCGTCGACGTCCGCGAGGATTTGTACGAGGGCGCGCTCGGTTCGCATTTGTGGTTGTTGCGCCGCGCGCCGCTCACGATCCGAGGCATTCCGGCGACGCGATGGGCCGAGCAATTCGCCGCCGAAGCGCTGGCACCGCTGCAGGCGCAGGGCGCGGTCGTTCGGATCGATGTCGCGGCGACACAATCCGAAATGCGGAATCAGCTCTTTCTCGACGTTCGCCTGTACGGGCGCGACGGCGAGAACGTGCACGATCGCAAATATGATGTTCTGTGGAATCAGGTGGCGCTCTAATGTTCGAGATCCCGACACTCAAAGAATTGGCAGAGCGGGCGCGGCAGGCGTTCCGGGTCAACCTGCCCGGATCGGACGCCTATCTTTGGCCGAACAATATCAATCCGACGGCGAAGGTGTTTGCTGGCCTCACTCACGAGGTATTCGGATTCGCCGACTACATCCAGCGGCAGAAATTCGCACTCACTGCGGACCTTGAAAACCTCATTCTGCATGGCGAGGAAGTAGGGTTGACGCTGCGGCCCGCGGCGCCGTGGCGCGGCTTTGCGACCGTCAACGCGGCGGCGGCGATCTCTTTCGATGTCGGCGCGGTGCTGCAAAGGTCGGACGGCGTCGATTATATCGCCACCGCCGGCGGCAGCATCGCCGTTCCGGGCGTTTTTGATATCGAGGTGGTTGCGTCGGTTGACGGCTCGGCTGCAGCGCCGATCGCCGGGACGCCGCTCGATATCATCAGCGGTGCGACTGGCGACGTAATCGGCGCCACTGCGCAGATTTCCGACGCCGCGCCGCTTGCCGCTGGTGTCGATGTCGAGGATGTCGAGACATTCCGCGCGCGCATTCTGTTTCGCAAGCGCAATCCCCCGCATGGCGGCACGGCGGCCGATTATGTCGCCTGGTGCGGTGAGGTGCCGGGCGTGTCGTTCTATCAGGATCGGCCGACGGTGTTCGTCGAGCGGCTTTGGAGCGGTGCCGGCACCGTGCGGCTGTTTCCGCTGATGTTCGATCTTTATGACGACGGCATTCCGCGCGCGGCCGATGTGCAGCGCGTTGCCGATCATATCGACATGGTGCGACCGGCCGGCGCCAAGGTCGCCGTTGCGGCGGCTACGGCGGTTCCGGTCGATGTCGTGATCGCCGGGCTTTCGCCGGGCACGTCGGCGGTGCGTGAGGCGATCAAATCGGAATTGCGCGGCACGTTTCGCCGGCTCGCCCGCGTGGCTGGTATCGATCAGGCCGACTCGCGTTTGCCTTATCTCGCTGCGCCGTTCTCTTTCTCGCGCTCATGGATTTGGCAGGCAGTCGCCAACGCCAGCGGCGAGGAACGGCATATCATCCAGTCGCCGACCGCCGATATCACGCTCACTCCGGGACAATTCCCGACGCTCGGCGACGTGTCGTTCGTGTAGCAATCGGCGAGGGCTTTACTGATGGCGAGTTGTGAAAACGCGCGCCCGGCGCCGCTGCGCTGTCCGACGCGTGACGAGGTGTTGTCGTCGGTGCTCGGCCTGTTGCCGCGTGGCCGGGCGTGGCAATCCGACGAGGGCGGCCCGGTCAAGGGGTTTAGCGGCGCATTCAGCCCGGCGGCGTTCGATAACGATGCGTTCGCGACGCGCAGCCGCAAGGGCAGTGTGCTGTGGAATTTCTGGTCGGCGATCGCTGAGGTGCTGACGTTCACAAATCGCCGGCTATGCGATCTGCGGCTCGAGTTTTGGTGTGCGACACAAACCGAGACGCGGGATCTGTGGATGGCTGAATATGGCCTCCCCGATGACTGCGATCCCTTTCCCGATCTGTGTACGAAGGTGGCGGCCATCGGCGGCACGCGCTGCGAATACTACGCGCAGATTGCGGCCCGCGCCGGCTGGTCGATTAGCTGTGTCGAGTTCGCCGACGAATGCGGCGCGCGGGCCGGCTGCGCCAAGGCGGGGCGCGCCAAGCCCGGCAACCGCCGCGCCGGCGGCCTTGTGATCATGGTCGATCTCGGCGCCAGCGCCGCGTTTTCGAAGACGTACAACGCCAAACCGCGCGCCGGCCGAATGAAGGCCGGGCAGCGCCTCGGCTGCGGGCCGGACTTGGCGCCGCTGCAATGTCTGTTGTCCCGCGTGATCCACGCGGAAATCAAAACCGCCTATGGGGTGACAAATGGTTGATATTCTCGGACCGGCCGACGCGATCGGTGCGGTGACGACACGCCCGGCCGATCTGCGCGTGTTCGGCGCCGATGATACGTGGATCGCGGACTGCTCGTCGGCAACGTCGGAGGACGGCACCGATTTGACGGCGGCGTTCTTCAACGGACTCCTTGCCAATATGCGCTCGGTGTGGCGCGGCAACGGCAGCCAGCTTGACGGCATCACGCCGGTGATCGCCGACACCGGCTCGCCCGACACCGGCATGCTGCGCGCCATTCAACACCTGATGCAGCGCGGCTTGACTAACTACGCGGCCGATATCGGCGCGCAAAATGCGGTGGTCGTCACTGTTGCGCCGGCGCCAGTCGAGCTGCGCGCGGGCCTGCAACTTCGCGTCAAGCTGGCCTATGATATCACCGGCCCCTCGACGATCACAGTGAACGGCTTTCCGGTGAAAAGTCTCACCCGCGCCGACGGCAGCCCGACGGTGAACGGTGACGCCTTCAAGGGGCAGATCGCCGTCGTCGAGTTTGACGGCACCGCGTTTCAGATTGTCGGCACCGGCGGCCGCGTGCTCAGTGCGCCGCGTACGTACTACGTCAGCGCGGTGAGCGGCAACGACGCAAATCCGGGCTCACTCACGGCGCCGTTTCGCACCATTCAACGCGGCGTCAACGAAGTCGGTCGGTTGCAGCTCAACGGCTACACTGGAACGGTGCTTGTCGCGGATGGCACGTATCCCGAAAGCGTGAACCTTCCTTCGGTGTCGCAGAACGGCGCTGCGGTGCTGATCGGCAACGAAACGAGTTTTTCGAATTGCTTCATCAACTCGCCGGCCGGATCGGCGATCATCGCGGCGTCGCCCGGCGCGAATTGGACCGTTGGCGGCTTCAAGCTCATTGGCCGTGCCGCGCCGGGTGATGCGGGTAACGCGCTGTGGGTGCCGGCCTCCGGCCGCTCGATCGGTTACCGGAATATCGAGTTTGGTTACTGTCCTGGCGTGCATATCAATTCCACCGGGGGCGAGGTGGTGAAACTTGGCCCTATCGCGATTTCGGGCTCCTCGGGTGCGCACGTCTTTGCAAATGGTGGCTCGATGGGGTCTGGCGTTGCCTACGGCGTGACACTGATCGGCTCGATCAATTTCACGTCTGGTTTCGTGGTCGCCATCAACGGCGGACGAACCTCATACATCTACACGCTGGTTTCTGGCGCCGCTACCGGGCCGCGCTATCTGGCGGCGATGAATGGCGTGATTTCCGTTCTTGGCGCCGGTGAGAGTTACTATCCGGGCGATACTGCCGGATCAAAGAACACGGGTGGTCAATATGCGTAATTTCGATCCCTTCGATTGGTATTGGCTTGCCACCGACGGCCGGGTGTTTTCGAGCAAGCGGCAGGCGACCGTCGCCGGCGACGACGCCGACTATAAGGCGTTTAGTGCGACCACGGCGCCGACGCCGTGGCCGCGCGACGCCGCCGCGGTGCAGACGAGTGCGGCCTTGCAAGAGGTGCTTGCGCCTTACGGGCTGTTCGTCGATCTGGCGAGCTACGCCGCTGCCCGGCGTTACACCAAAGAGATCGGTGGCATCGTCGTCTCGGGCATGTCGATCGACACCTCGCGCGAAAGTCAGTCGATGATTGCCAATGCCTACAGCTACGTGCAGGCGAGCAACGCCGAGTCGGTGCGCTTCAAGGCCGCTTCGGGTTGGGTGACGATGTCGGCAGATCAGATCAAGGCGATCGCGCTCGCCGTCGGGGCGCATGTGCAAGCAGCGTTCAAGATCGAAAGCGATCTCGCCGACGGCATCGCAGCGTTTCCGCCGACCATCACGTCGCGCGAGCAGATCGACGCCGCGTTCGCCTAAGTCCGCGCAGTTCACAAGCATCGTCGCCGCTGTTGTGGCCGCCCGCAATGGGCGGCCTTTTTGTTTCTAGGGGCTTAGTTCAATGATCAGGCACAAAAAGCGGTTGGACGTTGCCGACGCCGGCTCCAATCCGAACGAGGTGTATCCGTCGAATTGGAATGACGATCACGCCGTTGACGGGGTACTCGGTGTCTTGCTCGACATCGGCATCGCGCCGGAGTCGTTCCCGTACATCACGGCCGACGGCCAAGGTGCGTTGGCGTCGATCAGCGCGCCGGCGCGCGCCGTGCTGGCGGGTGGCACCTATGAGGTGATGCGGACGGTGCTCGGCGCAGCGAGTGCCGACAATGCACTGCTGACAGGTGCGCCGCGTGCGCCGACGGCGGCGCTCGGCACCAACACCGACCAGATCGCCACGATGGCGGCGCTCAAGGCGATGCGCGACGATCTCGTGGCGGCGGCGCCTGGTGCGCTGGATACGCTCAATGAATTGGCGGCGGCGCTTGGTAATGATCCGAACTATGCAGCGACGATCTCGGCCGCGCTCGGCAATCGCCTGCGCGTCGACGCGGTGCAATCGCTATCGAGCGGCCAAAAGGCGTTTGCGGTCGGCAATCTCGGGCTTGCTGCCGTCGCCGTCACCGGCAACTATGCCGATCTCGCCGGGCGGCCGACGTTCGGCACCGCCGCCGGCAACGCCCTGCAGTTGGATGGTTCGGGGCGCCTTCCTGCGGTCGACGGCTCGCAACTCACCAATCTGCCGGCGCAATCCGGCGCCGTGCTCTACAACGCGGCTCAGTCGCTCTCGCCGGCGCAGCGGCTTCAAGCCTACACCAACGCAGGCTTGCCGTTTCAGTGCGGCAAGCTGACGTATGTCAGTTCGTCGGCGCTCAAGTTCGCGCCGCGCAATGGCGATCTGATCAAGATCAACGGCGCCGTCTATCGTATCCCTGCGGCCGGCATCGCCGGGCTTGGCAACACCGCAGCGTTCGTCAACGGCGTCGGGGCGTCGATCCTGGCGGCGTCGACGGTCTATCGCGTCTATGCGTTCGTCAACGCGGGAGTCATCACCGCCGATTTCCGCACCGGCGCGCACGCCACCAGCGCGACCGCAGGAAACGAGGGCGTCGAAATCCTGTCGGGCGATGACAGCCGCACGTTGATCGGCATGGTGTTGACCGATGGCACCGGCAACTTCTCCAATTTCGCGACGCTGTCGTGGTTCAACCGGGGAGGCAAAACAGCGCTTATCACCGGGAGCTCGACGGGCACTTCGGCGTCGATGAGCTTCATCGCGTGGGGCGAGGACTCGGTGTCGATCCACTTGCAAGGTTGGATCGATAATTCGTCCGGCGCTTACAACGGTTCGGGCATCTTGGTGGATGGCGCGTCGCCGACAAGTTGGGGCAACGCGACCGGTGACACTGTGGCCGCGGGCGTTTCCCGACTGAATGCGTCGCTCTCCGGCGCTATCGAACTAAGCGAAGGATTGCACACCGCCGGGGCGAGCGTGTTTACCGGCGGCGGCACCGCAACGCTGCACTACACGCTTCAAGTCAACGTGCGCGGCTAGAGC